CTCTTATTAAGAAACTCACCACAACCAAATACGATGAACTTATTATTCATCTTATATGTGATGGATATGATTGCTTCATTGGCTAAAATTGGATCAGGGAAACCATTCTCTGATCCAACCTCGATATCAATATTACAGATGTTGATATGTTCTCTATCCCATTCTACATCATCATTATGTTGATCTCCAATGAATGCATACTCATATCGTTGATTACCATAGATTTTGAAATTCTCTACGGAATCATATTGCTTAACAAAATCACGACAATTACGAATATTGCCTGGCTTTATCTCAGACATATATTCTCCAGTGACCGTCGTGAATTTAGTTGGTTTGGATGATGGAACGTATAGTGTTGGATAATAGTCTATTTTGCTTTTTACTTTTCTTCCGTTTTCTACACCTCGATATAGGATTCTTGAGCCAAACACTTGAACATTGGTATAGAATGAAGACATCTTATCTCCTAGGTTGGTAGAATTAGTTTTGAGGAAGGTGCGACAATACCACCAAAGATGGAATTATACTGATTGATAAACTCTTGCACTGGCTTCACTATAAACAAAATATGTGATTTGTCAAGTTCAATCTGCTTCTCATCAGCAAATTCCAACCAAGGAGCAAATCCGATCGTTGGTGATGCTTTAGGATCTCTAGAAGCATTAGGCATTACAACAATCCGAATAGGATTCTTGATAACAACTTTTGTTTCCTCAGTGCATTCAATTACTTCTGCAATAAGTTCCTCACCATTCAGAAGCCTTAGTAGTTTTATATTTAATGCCATTATACTGCCTCCATTAGAAAATCATACACAGCCACAGTTAGCCATTTAGTTGGTATTAGTGTCACTGGAACACCATTCTCATTAGAATATGAGTAGGCATTCTCATGATCCATAACTTTCACAATACGTTCCCACCTCTTATCAAAGTCCCTCTGTACGATCTGAGACTCAAGAATAGATTTTGGATTGATATACATTATTTTATCCTTTGTATCTAACAGTTGGTAAAAATCTTCCAGCAGGATTCATTGATTCTGGAAGAGTGAAATAATTGAAAGATTTTACATTCTCAAGTGAACATAACCATTGTTCGTCCTTGAATCTATCTGAGGTTGTCTTTAGCCAGTTGTTATCTGTCTTCTGCTGCATTTCCCTCCACCAATCAATAGTAGAAGGATCTGGCAAATTCTTTATATATGATGATTTTGCCCACCAGAAATTACCACTATAATGCCTGGATGGATTCTCATAGTAATTCACACCAGCAACATCAAATCCAGTCTCTAATGCATACACACAAGCCTTCCAGTTCTGTAATACTCCCCAATTTAAATACTGTCTCCAGTAATAGTAGTTTTTAAATTGAAGTGGATTTCAACCGTTGAGATGCCGAAGTGTTGATGTAGCACCTTTAGTATGAATATAACACACATTGAAATCTTGTTTACCTTGACAGTCCTTATAGATTTTTCTGTATGTGTAGTTCTCTGTTACTGTTTCTGACCTCTCGATATTCTGTACCATTGCCTGATCATTGTGCCATGGATTATATACAAATTCAATATCGAACTTATCAGAATAACTTTTGCAGAGTTGTTCAAAGGACTGCATTCTTGAATCGTATTGAGTAATTGCAGTCACTTTGATCTTGTCTAGGTTCTGGAGTAAGTCATAGTCCTCTATGCACTTTATCTGCTCTAGTACTATCGAAGACCAGACTCCAGGATCATCGTTTAAGTATACGTGGTAATAGAGTACATTCATGTTTTTACTTCTACTTTAGGAAAATATTTACAGAAAAGGTCCCATTCATTATTCCTCTTTTCTTTGATTCTGCCTCGAATCTCATCATAGAAATTCCAAGCAAGAGGAATGAATAGAATACCATTTTTGATATCTTTGATAATATCAGATGATACAATAGGAATATTTGAACCAGGAGTATACTTACCTTGCTTCAAAGGATTGTCATCAATGATATAGTCCAGTTTTATCTTTGAATAGTTCAATAGTGTCATACCCTTAGCAGCAGCACCATAACCAATCACTGAAAAACCAAGATCAAGACGGTTATAATCGTTAGATACGTTACGAAGATCGGATACAACTTTTTCACACTTCTTAGCATATTCGACATAAGTATTCTCACTCATCAATCCTGCTTTACGTTCCATATCAATTAGATTTTGAATATGAGCATACCGACGATTTGATTTGTTCTTACTGATCACAAAGATATAACTGTTACCATGCAAAGGACACTTCACAACATCAATGAGATACAGTTCCTTCCTCTTACAGAGTTCGTTCATAGAGTTGATATTGAAGAAGTTGATATGCTCATGATAAATTGTATCAAATTCATTATTCAGAATCATATCTGCCTGTGATGTCTGAACAAACAATAAAGAATCATTATTCATAATGTTTCTAGCAGCACACAAGAATTTCAATGGATCGTAGTTGTGAGCGAAAACATTCTGGGCAGTAATGATATCATAACCACCTTGATGGTCATGATTCACAACAAAATCCATATCGAAGTATGACATGATTACTCGATGATTCTTAGATGACCTTTCATAAAGATTTTCAGCAGGATCAATACCAATCGTCTCTAGTCCCTTCTCTTTGAAGTAATCAAGTTGTGTACCATCATTGCAGCCAATATCAAGTACATTACGTGGCTTGATGGCATTCACAAGATTAAAATATTCCTTTGTGAAGTTAGCAAACCAATCAAAGTGTTGTCTCATGGTAAGAGTAGTACCAGACACATACAGATATTCCTTGAACATAAGTTCAGGATTGACTGCATGAGTTAGCTGGACGTGATAACACTTTTCACATCGATTGATAGCCAGAGGAAATTCTTCTTGAATATCTTCTGGATGATTTTTATAAGAGTTGGCAAGAGGTTGTGTGCCAAGGTCTAGGACTGGCTTAAGATGGGATGAACCACAAGCCCGACACTCTTTAAGTTCAACGGAATTTTGTTGGTGAAACACGGATCATCTCCTTCTTACCAGACTTCTCAAAGACCACTACACTATCATAAAAGAAGAGACCTGTCAAGTCTTTTCCGATCTTCTTTTTATGATCTAAGTCTGTATCTAGTTCATTAATCCAATTACCATGAAGAACATCAGCATATCCTTTGGCATAGTTGATGAATGAGGACTTGACACCATAACCACCACCATTATGAGGCATGTAACTAGTATGAACGTCCTCACAGATATAAATGCTACCAACAGGCATTCTAGGAAACACTTTCTCAAAGGTTAGAATCTGTTGGTCCATATAATGTCCACCATCATAAATAAAGATAGTGATTGGTCTTTGATATTGAGATAAGAAACTGTCCCAAAATTCAGGAGAACCTTGATCACCAATCACAACATTAATATTTGATTGTTCATATTTAAGATTAGCACATTCTGGATCAACATCGATGCCCGTAATGGTTGATCCACCACCAAAGTAGTCTGACCACATTTCTAGTGATCCACCCTTTTGAACACCTACTTCGACCAGATTAACGGGTTTGCCTCTGAACTTTCTAAGATGCCGTTCATAGATTTCAAAATATGGTTCCCATTTATCAGATGAGTGATTTACATTTTCAAAGAATCGTTGTAAAATTACTGTCATAGTTCAATCCACTCCTTGTTTTCTAGGGACCATCGAGTAACTTCATGTAGACGTTCTCTCAAAGAAATTCGTGGTTCCCATCCAAGAGATTTCATGAATGTTCCATCAAGAGAGTATCTAAGATCGTGTCCAGGACGAGATGTATGGAAATCTACCATCTCATAAATTGGATCTTTGTTCTGGGCTTCGGCAATAATCTTGACCATAGAAAGATTGTCAATTTCTTCTTTACCTACAACATTGAACTTAGGACAACGAACACCCAGATTATCCATGTGTGTCTTGATCATATCATGTTGATTAGAATCAAGATGGAGAAGGAAATACATGGCTTCGGCTACATCTTTAGCATTGATATAGAATCGGCTTCCTGCTCGTGTCTTAGAGGGATCTGAGTGCACAAAGATTGTTTCATCATCCCGAATCTTACGAATGCACATAGGAATGAACTTTTCTGGATGCTGCCGTTCACCAAAGACATTCATTGTATGTGTAACAAAGATGGGCAGCTTGTACGTATTCTCATATGCCACACAGAATTCTTCGGCTGCGGCTTTGGATGCTGAATATGGATTGGTTGAATTGTACCTATCATATTCTTTGTATAGTACGCCATCAGGAGCAGAACCAAAGATTTCGTCGGTAGAGAAGTAAATGAACCGTTCTAGATTCTTAAGTGTCCTAGCATAGTCCAAGAGATTGACAGTCCCTACGGTATTATCCATGAGGAATTCCATAGGATGTGAAATGGATCTATCGACGTGACTTGAAGCTGCCAGATGTAGAATAATATTAACATCACCAATAAAGTTAGAAGTAAGTTCACGAATCTCTGCCTTTAGATCATGCCAAACAATCTTGACTCGTTTCTGTTCTGACTTGGGATACTTTGAAACAACAGAATGAAGTCGATTGAGATTACCTGAATAATCCAATCGATCTAGAGAGACAATTTCCCAATCTGTTTGTTTGAGGAAAAGATCAACGATATGATGCCCAATAAAACCGGCACCACCAGTAAGAAGAACTCTTTTTGTCATTATGAATTCACCTTGATATTATTGTTTCACAAAGGCCCTGATTGTGACCTGCTCGTCTGAATATTTATAATCGATATTATAACGATCTTTCATATACTTAGGGAACCACTCTTTCATAAGGTAGTCCATTTCTTTGAAAGCATTCGTCTTATCATACCATGACTCTCTTCGCATATGTTTGATTGAAGTTTCATGGACCACATGTGCTGTCTGTCGCAGATAATAGCACATAATCTTGTCGATACCCCATTCAGATTCATTATACACGTAATCTTCTAGTAATGTCAAGACTTTTCTAAAGATATCTTGCCGGTAAAATGGGACACCCATCTCAGTAAAATTTGTCTCAGAAAAGATCCAATCTTTATTTTGCTGGAGACAAGGATATACAGTCCAAGAGATTAAAGACTGTTGGAACAACCTGAAATCATATTGTCGAGCAAGTTCTAGTGCCCTGTTAACAGACTGTATATCCGTACAATAATCATCATCAAAATAACCAATGTAATCATAGTTTTCCCAGTAAATGTTTTTGGTTTTTAGAAATCGAAGTAGTTCAGGCAGTTGCTTCCATTTGTACCTGATAGGATAATGGAAGAAGTGATCATAAGAATCATGTTCAGGTTCAAAGTCATCTTTAAATCCTATAATCACGGTTTCATATGTTCTGTCTGGACTTGTTGCTCTCCAGTGCTTGGTTTTATCGTATGCATCATCATAGAACATTGAACAACCAGTAGGAGATATGATCAGAGCATTATCCATTCAGAACACCTTTATACACATTCTTATCAAACCAGTTGAGAAACTTATCTTTATCAAAGAACTTGTTTTGACGTTGATAATCTGCAAACATTGGCTGCATATACATTTCTTCATATAAGTCTGGATTATCGTCAATTTCTTTAATTGCTTCAAAGAATAAATCATCATCCTGAAAATCATGCCAGTTCAGAAATGCTTTGGTATTGAAGTCACACTCAATTGTAGGAGAACCCCAATAGATAGGAACTGTCTTGGCACACAATGCCTCATATAGCTTCTCTGTTGCATATCCAGGATAACTGCTGTTCTCAAAGCAGAGATTGAACTTATACGAATTGAGAAAATTTAGTTTTGCTGAGACTGATTCTTCACCCCTAGGAAGAACATAACCAATATTATTGAAAAGAGGGCCACCAGATGCTACTCCTTTATGATCATTGAGTTTATTGAACCAAGTATTCCGTTTCTCACAACCACCATTCTTAACAACAAACGAACAGAATCCCTTGTTTGAAATATTAAGAAGATCCGAGGGATCTCGTTGAATATTGCTCGTATTTGGTACGTCTCTGAAATGGTTATCATAGTCATAGATTACGTAAAGAGGCAGGCGATAGTTCTTTCCGTCAAACGTATCATGATCAAAAGAAATTGAATAGTGACATCTATAGTTCCAAGGACGTTCGTTTTCTCCTGTGTAAAAAATCTTGATGCAATTTCTGTTATCATAATTGGTATTATTGCTACCAAAATTTCTATCACCAAAGATGAGATAGTCAGGGTTTTGATCGTCTCTGACCACTTGATACTTCTCGGATAGGATCTTGGTGAAAAAGTTTTCAATCGCACCAAAGGTATCAGTAAATCCTAGTCTCAATAAAAGCATGATTTATCCATCTGTTGTTTGATCCAGAAATATGTCTTATTCAACCCCGACTCAAGAGTATACTTTGGCTTCCATCCAAGTTTCTCTTCAATGAGTCGGTTATCTGAATTACGACCACGAACACCTTGAGGACCATTGATATGATTCTTTTCAAGATACTTATTCTCAAACGTACAAGCAATGTCCACTAGATTGTTAATAGTGACCATTTCTTCTGATCCAATATTGACTGGACCCGTGAAGGTAGACTGCATCAGAAGACGAGTGGCATCAATACAATCATCAATGTATAAAAATGATCGAGTTTGATTACCATCTCCCCAAATCTCAATTTCCTTTTGTGAATGAATAACCTTTCTACAGATAGCTGCTGGTGCCTTTTCCCTACCTCCCTGCCATGTTCCCATAGGTCCATAGATATTATGATACCTAGCAATACGAACAGGAATGTCATAGTTACGGTTATATGACTGATATAGACGTTCAGAGAATAACTTTTCCCAGCCATACTCAGAATCGGGATTTGCAGGATAAGCAGAATCTTCTACACAGTTTGGATTGTTGGCATCTACCTGATTCTCTTCTGGATAGATACAGGCGGATGACGAGTAGAAGATTTTTGTGTTGTTTACTTTGTTGTATTCATTGTATTTCTTAACTGCATTGAGAACATTGAGATTGATTGTGGTTGAGTTATGCATCACATCAGCATCATGATCTCCCGTAAAGATATACCCAGCACCTCCCATATCAGCAGCAAATTGATAAATCTCATCGAATGGCTTATCAAACTGCATAGCAAAGATGTAATATGGATTGCGACAAGCACCAGCATAACCAATGATCTCATGCACCAACCTTTGCTCTCTTAGATCACCTAGAACGAAATGATCCGCTTTAGATTCAGAGAACTCAGGATATTTAATATCTACACCACGAACCCAGTAGCCTTCTTCTTTGAGTCTTGTTACCATATGATTGCCAATGAATCCACCAGCACCAAGAACTAGAGCAGTCTTTTTCATATTCACCTCTTTATCCAGAACCAACATCCATTAGATACCATAATGGGAGTACCAATCTTGGTTTCTCGTCTAAATTTAACCAATGCTTCTTTGACATGAGTTAGATTGTGTTCATTGCCACAGAAGATGCCATTATGCTTGAGAATATTATAGTACTTATTCAAATTATTATACAGATCAGAATGAGCATGAATGCAAACAACATTACAGTGTTGATTCGTATATTCCATACTAAATCGAGTTTGATTTTCCATGTTCTTCTTAAGAATTGTTTCATACTCTGAAAATTCTTCTTTCTTTTCATCAGAATATGAAACAACACCATAAATCTTCTTGATCTTATTCTTTTCGTCCAGGGCAAGCATATGATAGGCATTCTCACCTTTCATAACACCCACATCAAGGATTCTAAGATTTTCTTCTTTGAGTCGTTTTACATAAGGGAAGATGCCATGAACAACGATATCACTAGGTGGCCATGTTCCCAACTGTTTGCTTTGTTCAATTGTAAATAAATCTGGATTAAGCATACTTTTCCTCAATCATTGTTTTTAGTTCAGGAATACGATCCCACTGATGAACAATGGTATATAACTTACCTGTTTTTGTTTTGATGGCATCGTTCGTAATCACAGGCTGTACGTCCTCATACTTCATCTGGTATTCAATAAGTTTCGATGGATTAGCAGTTACCTCTTTGCCAATATCACCAGATCCTGCCTTGACGGCTTCGATTGTGGTTCCTAGTTGGATAGCCCAGGAATCAGAATTGCCAGCAAAGTATGTGTTATTCTTGAAGGGATAAACTGAAATCAGGAAGTTGAACATGGCTTGATCAACAACAGGAATGGGACGATTGATACTGATTTGGAACAACAGAAGGAACAGGCTCTTCATCATAGCGGCTTCTCCTGCAATGGTTCCTACATTATAAATCATCTCGTCCTTGAGCATGTTATGAAAGTATGGACCCAATGCCTGATATAAATTTTGATTTCCCCATGGTTCATTCTTATATCTCATTCCTTCAGATGCACAGACCATGGAATGCATAGTTAGATATAATTCAAGCCACTGTGAGGGATTATTTTGGAAGATAACGTCACGAGTATCCGTTGTGATGATATAGCGATAGTCTGTTTTGGTCTGGTTGAGTGCACCCCACATATAGAAAAATCGTTCTACATGAGGTACTCCCGTCTTATATGCCTCAACATCTCCGTTTTCTTGCTTCTCACCATATAGTGCTAATTCTACACCATTTTCTGTAAGTTTGTCAATAGTTTCTTTCTTCATGTCAGTACCAACAATGACAACATCGCCAGTGAATCCTGACTTCTTGATTGAATTGACCCAGTATTTTACCTGATCCCAAGTATATCCTGAGGCACAACCAATGATTAGATCTTTTGTTTCCATGGGTATTCTCCACCATAATAAGTTTTAACGATTTCATTGCCACGTTTAAAGAAGTCCATATCTCCACCATACGCTTTTTGCATGTCTGGAAGTCTGTAGTTAAGAGTATGTAGTCCAGTTGTATCGAAGTTGGTATGTTTGAGATTCTTGGTTAGGATATTATAAAATCGACGATCCCCTCCCCATCCCGAGTGCCAGTGCTGTGATACTTGAATGAGGAAATCCCTACGGAAGCAGTATGCAGAAGTATCGACCAGATGTGACTCACTACCACTATCTAAGGAAAAGAAAATTGGCCATTTGCCGATAGATTCACAACAGTCATGATCTAGGAATTGATCTTCAATATACACATCTCTTAGAGAATATGCCCAGTCTAATTGCTTTTCTTCAATCGTGTTAACAAGGGATTCAATATGGTTTTCATTGTACCAGTTATCTTCGTCCAGAAATGCGATATAGTCACTGTCAACCAAGTGAGGGTAAGCAGCATATATTCGATGTCCATAAAATTTCCCTTTGCCTGTATTTTTGGGTGTCACAGTAAGTTGTATATTACTCTTTTCCATATCTACAACAATCTTATCATACAGACCTTGATGCCAATACTCAGGACCGTCAATGACAATAAGATGTTTGATGTTTTTGTAGGTTTGATTGGCTACACTTCTGCAGGCATCTCTGAGTTGAACTTTACCTATGGAGGGAGTGATAACCGTTACAGATTTTTCAATTCGCAGTTTCATCGTAGAACCAACCTTCCTGTATTCTCAATTACCTGAATGCATCGATCATCATATAACTGTACCATACCGAAATCTTTGCAACAGGTCACTTCAAGTTTTGGAAGACCATGTTTGATGCACCAATCATGAATGTGTGAAATGACTTCTGATCGATCTGGCTCTGGTACTGAAACTCTAGCCGTAAATATCTTGACTGTTTTATGATCAGATAACCAACCCTTTACCCTGGCTAGCATTAACGGCACAGGATCACCAATATGCTCAATTCCTTTCCATCCGTCATAATGTGCTAGGGTACCGTCTAAATCTACACCAATCCATCCACTCATTCATCATCTCCAATTTGAAGTAATGCAAGCAAAAACATTATTGTAACTGCTATGCCAAATATTGTCAATAGTTGTGAAAACATTACCTCAATCGAGCAAACTGGAAGTGCATTGCGTCATAATCAGCTTCTAGTCCAAGATTGATAGCACCTTCGTCATACCAGAATTGAACGAACTTTTTGTATTCTGGTTTAGACATTTGTGCATTCTTCCATGACGTATGTAGATCATTTCTATCAGGATCAATGTCGATAGCAATACCCCACGAATGCATTGACCAAGACGAACCACCACGCATCTTACGAACATTGAGACAGCCACCAAAGTAATTTAGTCTTAATTCTTTAATCTTTTCATAGCCATAGGTATCAAATGTACGATTCCAAACTTTTTCCATTGGTTCTTTAACGAGACGATGGCAACTATATTTACGGAGTTTAGTCTTTGGTTCCCAAGCCAATACAAGATCAAAAGGTAACTCACAGTCTACTTGATTTGTGCCTACCTTGCCGTAATATGTCATACAGTCTTTTTGTAGTGGCCAATCAAAATGTACCTCTCTAATCTTCTTCTCAGCTGTCTTAGGTGGATCTAATGATTCTGCTTTATCACGCCAAACAGGAACAAGTTTAGATTCAAAAATATCTTGGGCATGCTTTGTTTGTGGACCTTCTAGACCATCAATTGTGCCAGGATTGATCTTATTAGCCGAGAAAAGGATCTGTTTGGCTGCAGTATATCGTCTCTGTGGCTTCCATCCTGTATCTTCGATCTTATATGTGTCAAGAAGTTTATCGATGGCATCATAAACGTCACGACTAATCTTACCGTCAATTAGACCATCATAAAGTTGAGCATCTTTTAGTAATTTCTGTA